TAAGGTTTTCCAGAGTCAGGTTCGTGCAGTCCCCGTTTGCCGTGATGGTGATGACAGGAAAGACCTCTATCCCTCCCCCGTTTGTAATGGGGAACATCGCCGGCGAGGCGGATATCGCTTCTGTATGCATCGACTGAGACGCCGCATGGATAATCGGATCCGCACAGTAAAGCGTGATTTTCAGCCGTGCCTTCCGGAACGGGAAACCGGAGTAGAACTCATGATCAGCCTTGTAGAGGGCGGCTACCCCGAGGTAGCGGGCGGCGTCAAGGTAGAGCCTGCAGCCTTCAAGCCCCCTGAACTGCGTCATCAGGGAATGAAAGGTGCCCCAGAAGTTCTCCTCGCTCGTCTCGTCGATATAGCCTTCCAACTCCACCTTTCGCGCTTCGGCCTTGTTGTCCCCGACGCTGACGGATCCATGGCTGAAAGCCCTGTCCTCAGCCTTGAACCGGTACTCGACCGGAAGCCCCACGATGCGGAAATGATCCGGAAGGCTTGTCATGTCGGCCATGCTAGACCCTCCTCATGGCTGCCTTCAGTCCTGACCCGAGGTCCGCGTAGAGGTCCTCGAGATCGACCTTCGTATTGATCCCGCCATAAACGTTCTGGGTGACGGTCACCTGGCCTCCCCCGACGCCCAGGGACCTGAGAGTGCTACGGTTCAGGGGAAGGACCATCTCTCTGTCCCTGCCCTCTCCGATCATCGCAACGGTCGGACGGGAAACGATGCCGCCCTCTGCCAGCTGGGGGATGGCGAGGGCCTGCGCAAGGGCTACCGTGGCGGAGATTCCCGACATCGCGGGACCGGCGTTCGCCCCGAAGGAGGCGAGCGAAACCATTGCCGCGGCGCTGGCCCAGGCAGCAGCTGTCGTCGCCGCGGCAGCGACCGAGGCTGCCGTTTCCGCCGCCAGCAGGCTCTTTCCGAGGGCGGATGCCGTAACCTTCTTCGCCATCCACTCAACAAAGATTCGGACGATTTGCTTGCCCAATCCCTTGAAAGCGTCCTCGGCGGTTGAAGCCCCGGTCACGATATCCCCGAGGGCCGATGCGAAACCGTCATGGAAGGCCATTGTCGCTTCGGTCATAACGGAAAGCAGGGAGCGGTGAGCGTCCATCTGGAGCGTGTAGAAAGCGTCAATCGTTTCCCGCCGGGCTTCGAGGTCGGCGAGGAACATTGCGTTTTCTTCGGTGAGCATCTGGGCGTAGGCCGTCAGGTCAGCGTCCGAGCGGGCCATTGCGAGTTGCTCATAAAGGGCCTGTTCCTTGAGAGCTTGAGCCTCCGCAAGGGTCATCTTCTGATCCAGCCGGGCAACGTCCGCCTCGTGGATTTTGTTGCCCAAGGCGAGGGCGGCGGCCAGTTCCTGTTCATAGGCCGAGTCGTCGGTTGCGATCTGCTCGGCAACCAAATCCTTCTGCTTAGAGGTGTATTCCTCTTCGGCCTTCAGCTTCGCATGGCCCCCGGTCGATCCGCCCAAGGCCCCGCCCGATGAAATCGCCGGGGCCTGATAGCCGGGAGCCGAGAAAGCCTGAACCGCCGGAGCCTCGAAAGTGGCCGGAACGGAAACTTTGCGCGAGTCGGCAATCTGCTTCGAGAGCCCGGACTTGTTGTCGCCCATGCCCCGCCGCTCGGAAAGCGTTTCCTTGCCTGCCGGGCCCTTGTCAAGGTTGTTGTAAAGCCATGCCATTGCCGCGATTGTGGCCCCGATTGCGGCATAGGAAGCCCAAGCGGAGGCGGTCACGGTGTCGAAAAAGCCCTTGATCTTGCCCGCCATGCTGACCATGCCGCCGAATCCCTTCACGAGATCGGCAACCCCCCGCACCGTTCCCCCGATGGCGTAGGTGACGGGGCCGATGGAGGCAAGGACGAGGCCCAATTTGACAGCCAGGTCTTGCGAGGTCGGGGAAAGCCCTTCCCACCAGCCCGCGAATTCCTCAACCCTTCGGGTGAGGGGAACGAGGGCCTTGTTGGCAAGGTCAATCAGGATCGTGCCGATGGGGGCGACGGCAAAGGCGATCTGGTTTCGCGTCTCCGCCCACCTGTCGCCGAGCGTCTTGGTTTCGGCATCCGTCCGGGCAATCGCCCCTTGAGCGGTTCCAAGGGCTTTGACGAGGTTCCCCAGTTCAAAGCGTCCCTCGCGGATTGCGGCGGCCATGTCCGGGCCCGCGCGGGATCCGAATTTCTCAACGGCGATTGCGGTTGCCTCGCCCGCGCTCCCGGCGTTCTTGATCTGGTTGATGATGGTCTGCAAGCCTTCGGCTGTGTCGGTCACGCCCGCCTTCGACATTTTCGCAAGGGCGATACGCAGGGAACCGAGGACAAGCTCGGCATTGACGCCTTCCCGCTCAAACTTGGCAATCATCGCGGTTGCGGTATCGAAGTCGAAGCCCATTTGCCTCAAGGGTGAACCGTACTTGACGAGCTGTTCGCCCAATTGCGACATGCCGATTCCCGATTGCTGGGCGGCAATAAACATCTTGTCCATTGCCAGGGAACCGTCAGCCGCGGCGATCCCCCAATCGCCCATTGCACGGGTAACCGCCGTAATAGCCTGGGTCGTATCCTCGCCGAGCATGTCCGCGGCATCGAGGGCGTTTGCCGTGAGGTCTTGCAGCGTTTTCCCGGTTGCCCCGGTGCGGGTATTCATGTCGGCCAAAGCCTTGCCAACCACTTTCAGGTTCTGGTCAGAGCCCTTCCCGACGGCCTCGAAATCTTTCTTGAGGTTCGCAAGGGCCTTCCCGGTCGCGCCGGTTCCGGCCTGAATCGTTTTGTAAGCCTCTTGAATGTCGTTCGCACTCTTCCCGGCGACAATCCCAAGGGCCGCAAGGGGGGCGGTCAGGGTTGCCGAAAAGAATTTGCCCACCGACTCGGCCTTCTTGCCGATCCGGTCGAGCTTGTTGTGCAAGGCGTTAAACTGCTTTTCAGCTTGGGAAATGTCCGCCCCAAAGACATAGACAAGTTTCTTGTTCGCCACTATTCCACCCCCTCCCTGCGGAGCCTGTCGTGCTTCCTCTTGATTGCAAGGGCCTTGCTGTATTCCCAATATTCCTGGGTGTCCATCAGCCGCCCGTTTACCCAATGCCCCACGAGGTCATCGACTCGGAGGGGCCGCTTGAGGTTCCCGGAACAGTTGGCAACGAGGGCGGCGGCAGCGGTGAGCCGCCGGGTTTCGAGATAATCCCTGTATCGATATCCGTCGATGAGATCCAAAAGCTCACCGAGGGTAATTTCCCAAAGGTCAGCGTGGCGGAGTTGAAGGGGGCCGAAGGCGTACCAGAACAGCATTTGCCACCATTCGGCCCCGGTTGTTAGTTTTTTTCAGGTTCCTCTTCGGCTTCCTCCGCAGGCTCAACGTTCAGGGTTCGGGCAACCGACTCCCCGAAGGCGGCAAGGGCGGTCGTCGTGACCTCCCGGAAGTCGCAGTCATCGAGCCAATTTGCCACCATCGCGGGCTTGACGCCCGGAAGGCCCTTGAGCAACCCGCCCCAGACGATGGCGACGCCGAGGTGAACCGGAAGCGGCCCGCTTGAAAACTCGCTGAAAAGCTGATAGACCGATTTCCCGGTCTCCTTCTCGATGGCCTGGATGGCGAGAACCCCATATTTCAGTTCCCGCCTCTGTCCGCCGATTTCAATGATTGATTCGTTCATCCCAAGTCACCCCCAAAGCCTTAACCCGCCGACTGTGCCGTCGGGCTCAATGCGCCGGAGCCCTGAATCTCAACGGTTCCGGTCACGGCCTCGCCCACGGCCCCGCCGACCGTCCAGTTGGTCGCGTAACCCACGCCGTCGTACTCGGCCTTGCCGGAGCCCGTGCCTTCCGGGCGAATCGTGACGGTCAATTGCGTTCCCGCGAGGATGGCGGCCTCGAAAGTCGTCTGGGCATCGGAGGCTTCAGGATCCCAGAAGAGTTCCGCCTTGACCTTCCATTCGTACTGACCGGGCAAAAACTCCTTGAACGCCGCCGCCATGTCGGAAACGTCGATGACATTCCCGTTGATTTCGAGCGAGTAGCTTTTCACGCCCCAGAAGGCCGTAGCCGTGCTGGCGACGTTAATCATGACCAATGAGTCTTTGGCTGATTTCTTCGCGCTTGCCATTTATTTCCCCCCTATCTCACAAAGTCGGTTCGTAACGTCAGGACGCCATGCCACCAGCCGGACTCGTCGTGAAGGATTTCAAGCTCTTCAAACCAGATCCAGCAGGCGGAGGCCCCGACGGTCAAAGACTTGTCGCAAAGCAGGGCGTCCACGTCCTTGGCTATCGCTTGACACTCCTTCCGCCCGTTGGCTTGGCTCCAAACGTGAATGTCGAGGGCGCAGGAACGCTCGGAAGCGTTCATTTGCGCCCCCTGAAAGGCTTGCGAAGCCCCCAAAACGAGGTACGGGCCTGCTTGCTCGTCAGGAACGACCCCATCGTCGTAGACAGACCGCTTCGCGCCGTCCAGGTTGTTCGTGGTCAAGGCCGTGTAGATGGCGGCCAGAATGTCGTTTTCAGTCACCCTCCGCCACCTCCTTCAAAACCGCCTCAAGGGCCGAATTGGTCGCCGCTTCGCCTGCCCGCGCCGCCGGGTAAAGGAACGGATGGGCGGGCATGTTCTTGGTGCCGAATTCCTGGGCGAAGGCGTAATAGCGTTTCGATCCCGCCGCTTGCTTGCGGGTCTTGCGTTTGTTTGTCCTGTTCCCTTCCGGGTAGTCGGCGAAAACCTTTGCGGTCAGCGTCTTTTCGCTCACCATCTTTTTGATGGAACGACGAAGGGCCCCCGTTTTCACAGGAGCCCTTGACGCTGCATCGCTTCTAACCGCTTCGGCCCGCTCTTCGAGGGCCTTGAATGTCTTGGCCCGGAGCTTTTCAGGGGCGGCCCGGAGTCGGTCGAGTTCTTCCTTGAGGCCGTTTACATAGCAACGACCCATGGGGCGCACTCCATGACCAGCCATCGCTTCCCAAGGGGAACGAGGCCCACGACCCGGAGGTCGGTTGACCCCCAGGTCACCTTGTCGTTAATCAGGGGCGTCGTGGTGTAGCGGATCGTCACGTCGTGGGTCCGGGCCTCGCGCTGGCTTCCGGCCTTCTCTTGCACCGTGGAGCCGACCACGTAGACTTTGGCCCAGACCGTCATCAGCGTATCCTCCGTGTCCGCCCCGTACCCGCCTTGCCCGTCAGCCGTTCCCCGCGAAATCCGCTTGATGGCAACCCGCTCGGTCAGTTCCCCGATGCTCGGCGGCTTCATCAGAACACCCGGTCGACCGTCAGAAGGGCCTTTGCCGCCGGGGAAAGGTCGCTCCCGGCCTGCCTGTCCTCGTACCAGCCCCCGACTGTCAGCAGAATCGCCTGTTTGACGTTCGCCGGAGCGGACTCGCCCCCGACCGTGTAGCGGATTTTGACCCCGCCGACCGGGTAGAGGCTGACCGAGGGCCAGCTTTTCCCGTCCGCAAGTGCCACCCGCCCCGGTTCGGCGGAGAGGTCGAGGACGTAATCAGAGGCCGAAAGGGTCGTTTCCGTTCCCGCTGTGTCCCGGTACTTGATGGACGTTATGGTAGCCAGCGGGGCGACGGGAAGCTCGAAAGGCGATTCCGGGAAGGCATCAAGGGTCAATTCCCACGTCTGGGTGATATACCCGCGACCCTGATAGGCTTCGCAGAGCATCCGGGCCGCCGAAATGAGGGCGGCAATCAGGGCGTCATCCGTCGAGCCGTCCACTTTCAGGTGGAGCTTTGCCTCGGTCAGCGAAACGGGTTCCGTCGCAGGGGGCGCAATCAGCCGTAGCGTCACGGCCTCACCTCCGTTTCTTCTTCACCGGGGGCCGGATGGCCCGCTCGGGAGGCTCAAATGCCGCCGCCTCAACCCCCCGGCCCGGTTCCGGCAGTTTCTCCGGCTGCGGGTCAAGCGCGACGGCATAGCCCCCGGCACACCAGGCTCCCCCAATCATCTCCGGCACGTCGGCCACCGACCCGGCAGGGAAAACGCCCATAGCCCCGGCGGCTGTCGTCAGCATCCTGACCCGCATGCCGTCACCTATACGAGCTTGACGCGGGCGAACGCCTCAGCGAGGACGGGCGCGCCATCCCAATAGCCCCGGCCGATGAAGCCAACCTGGGAGGTTCCGGCGTACAGCTCGTTCAGCCTCTGGATCTCCAGGTTCTGGAGTTCGGCGATCCAATAGTAGCTGAAATCGCCGAGGATGCCGACATACAGGCCCGTGGTGAACGTGTTGGGCGCGTATTCGGACTCCAGGAGCGGGATGCCGAGGAGCATGTCGGGCTCGTTGGAGAGGAGGCCGGGCCTCCAGAGATACTGGCCCTCGCTGTCCTTCAGCTTGGAGATCATCTTCACGCCGTCCCGGTGGAAGATCCAGCGGGCCTTGGAGCGGTACTGCGACTTCAGGCTGAATTTGCAGTTGATCAGCCCGTCAGCCGTGATCGCCGTCGCTTCGTTCCCGGTCGAAACGTCGCGGGCCGTGGTGACGCCGTTCGCGTTAGCCGTGAAAACGCCGAGGGGCTCGCCGGAACCCGTGCCGTTCAGGAAAGCGTTCTCCTGCGTCGCGCCGAAGATATAGGCGAAGCGGTCGGCGATCAGGTTTTCCACGGGCAGGGCCGAGGTTTTCAGGAGCTTCATCGAGACCTTTATCAGCTTGGAAAGCTGATGCGGCTTCAGCTCGCGACGCCCGAAGGCCATCGTGGAGTCCTCAGAAACGGACGCCACCTCGGTCGTCCACGTCGGGTCAGCGGGGTCGGTCAGCGAGGGGCAGCCGAGGGAATCGGACGAGGTGACGGGGAGAACGGTCGCCAGCCCGCGCACCCAAACCTGATTGTTCAGGCCCGCGATCAGCCGGGCAACGAACTGCTCGGCGGCGTGGAGATATCCACCCGCTGCGTCGGAATCGTTGGCAAGGGCGCGGTATTCCGCCGGGTTGCCGGTCGTCAGGAAGTTCCTGAACGCCATCAGCTTCCGCTCTTCCGGGGTTGCGCCGGGGTTGCCGGGCCGGGGAGCGGGCGGAATGTCGCGGATTTCGGCCTCAAGAGCCGCCTGACGCTCCTGCATCTTGATCTCCGTGGTCAGCGCGTCAACGTCCTTCTCCATCTTTCCGTAGGATTCGCGTTCCTCGGCACTCATGGAACGCTTCTCGGCCTCGGCAGCGTCCAGCAGGCCCCGCATGTCAGCAATCAGCTTCGCCCTCTTGTTCCTCATTTCAAGCACTTTGTCCATCGTTTCGCCTCCTATTCGATTTCCGCGAGGCCCAGCCGGGCCCGCAAAATGAAAAAGTCCGGCTCGATTACCGGACTCGCCTGTTTGCGCTCTGATTCGTGTTCCTTAAAGACTTCCTCCGCGCTCCTGACTCCGCTTGAGGCTGTCGGATAGGCCGGGAAAGTGACCGGTGAGACGTCGTAGAGGGCCCCGATCCGCTTGATCGTGCGGATGCTCGGCTTTACGCTGTCATCCCACTCGTCTTTCCCGCCCTCCATCGTGAAAGCGAAAGAGGATTCCTTGATGTCTCCCCGCTCGATGGAAACCAGTAAATCCCGCGCCCATTGCGTGTCAGGCGGCAGGAGTTCGTACCAAAGCCCCTTCTCGTCCTCGCGGAGTTCCAGGGTTCCCGCCGATTCCCGCCCCAAAACGTGGTTGGGATCGTGGTTGAACAGCCCCCGGACGTCGGAACCCTTGAGTGCTTCGGAGAATGCCCCCGGCTCGATCTTCTCCCGGAAATCCGAAAGGACTTCGGAAAGCTCGTTGAACCGCGCAGCGTAGCCGACAATCTTCTTTGGCCCGTCCGGTTCCGCCTTGACCCTTACTTCGGCCTTGAAAAACCTGACCTCTCTGTTCTTCACGCCATCTCACCTCCCCCCTCCCTGCGGATCGCCGTTGACGATCCGGCCAACGGTCGTGAACGCCGACTGCATGAAATGTTCGTCTCCGCCCTCGATCGGGGCCATGTTTTCCTCGGCCCGGACCTCGTTGATCGACTTCCAACCGCCCATGATCGCGGTGCGGTGAGCCTCGTTCCTCGATTTCGTGTCGCCCCGTAGAAGCCCGTCCACGACGAATTCCACAAAGTAGCGGCCCCGCTCGGAGGGGAGGAACAGCCGCCAGTTCATGGCCTGCTCAAGCC